CTTGCCGGAGCCGCTACTGGAGCCGCTACTGGAGCCGCTACTGGAGCCGCTACTGGAGCCGCTACTGGAGCCGCTTCTGCAACTGGAGCCGCTTGTGGCGTAACGTCAAACGGAATGTCCGCTGTTACTGGTGCCACAGGAGCCGCTACTGGTGCCGCTACTGGAGCCTGTGCTTGTACAGGTGCCGCAGTTGCTTGTAATCCCGGTGCTGGTGCGTTAGCAGGAACTTCAACGCCATATGGCTTGTAAAAGTTACCCCATTTTGCAGGATCATACAACTCGCCATCTACTGATGCCGCAAACATTTCACTGATTGCGTTGTAGTGGTCTGCTGTAGGCTTTGCAGGTAAGTAATCCTTAAGATTATGTAATCCGTTTGTATCGATGCCTGCTAATTGCACTTCATCTAACGAACTCTCTTTACGAGCCCACTTCGAAGTACTGTAGTCAGCATATTGACCTTTAGTTGTTTTACTAACTCTAAAGTCTGAACCGTTAACGTAATCAGTTGGAATATTTTCCATATCTGGGTCCATTAATGATGCTTTAATGATGTTAAAGATCTGTGGTGAGATCACGAAACGTCTAATTGGGTTTTCAGGTGATGTTTCGTTCAAAGGATTATCAGTAACGAATCCGTTAAAGATATATGAACGTTTTTTCCAGTACTTACGACCCATGTCTTCTAGAGACGGATCTTTAAACCAAGGACGTACCTCAGTTAATACTGGACAAGTTTCGCCGTACATTTCACCGCAAGGTACTTGTACTGTGACTGGCTTGTTTTCTCCGCCTAACACACCTGGGAAGGTGAGACGAATCATTTGACGCTCTACCCAAAAGAAATCGTTAGTATTGTCAGCGTCAGGTAAAAACCTAAGTGTAGCTGATGTACCTTCGTCGATATTCCAGTGTGGATAAATTGCGTTGTCGCTCTGTTGTGAGCTATTGGGTTTGGAAGAGTTTTCCATTGATGCGAGCTTTGCTCTGATTTCTGCTAATGAGGCCATGATGTTTCTCCTGTAATTGCCATGTTTGCCATATGTGTTACTTGCAAAAGTGCTAGTAACTGGTGTTATTATACTTGCCTAGATAAAGAAAGTCAACCGTTTATTTGGTATTAAATGTTGACACATTTTTCTTTAACATGTTTATTTAGCAAAAAACCCGCATTAAGCAGGTTTTTTGTGGTTTAAAGTAGTTTAAAGCTATGTTACAGTATATCGTAACTCTCTAAGAATGCTTCATAGTCTGCTTCGTGGCTTTCTACTGTAGGTGCTAATGGAATATCGCTCGATGCTCCGAGTAAGCAACTCTTAATAGTGCCGTATTCAAACTGGTTCATCTGTCCACCACTTGTTATTTTCTTACTTACAGACTGCAAGTAGTCTTGTAACCTTGTATCTGTGGCCGCAACACTTAGTTGATTTACCTGATGGCCTAGCCTTGCTTCAGGGGAGGCAAAGTCTATTAGGTCGTTTTCACTTAGTAGTGCTTTCAGGTTAGCAAATGTTTCTTTCTTAATAGCGTTATTAATATAAGATTCAAATGTAGTCTTTTTGTAAGATAACGATTTTAACTGTCCTAGCACAGATGATACCTTGTTGTCAAAGTGTTTAACAGTAAATTGACTTTCCAAGTCTAGATCATCTTCTAGTATTTCTACGCCAGTATCTTGCCCGATGGACCCGATTGAGGATTCATATGTCTTAGCGCCACTTAGCTTTTTGAATGTTTCTCTAATGTTCTCAATTTCTTTTTGTGCTAATGTTACATACTCTTCGTTTGTCTCATTAACTAGTTTTGCTGATTTTACATAACGTACAAATTCACGCAACTTCTTAGCGTCTTGTGCCATCTCAATTATAGCAACACCTGACTGGTCGTGTACTTCGCCGCCTTTTTGCACGTGGCGAGCCATTGCTCTAGCCATTGCTAAATTGTTTTCAGGTAGTTTAAATCTTTCGTCGCCGCGCTGTATAAACACGCTGTGTATGTTTCTACTTCTAGAACCACGTGACTCTTCGTTTACTGATGCTTTATGCTTAACAACTATCTTTACGTTGTCTAATGATTGGTAGCTCGTTTTGCTCGAACCTTCCATCGATCCAAAGCCTTCCATTACTTCTGCCATGTCCTTCTCCGCTTGTCTTGCAATATCCTGACTCTCACCTTTTGGCTTTAATTTTTTGTCAAATATCTTATAATCAAAGTTCATTAAGTAATCTGAACTGATGTTTTTAAGCATCTTTCTTACCTTATGGTCGGCAAGATCTTCGCTTGTGTTTAAAATTATTGTTTCAGTAGATTTATCTAATCTAACTAGTATGTTGGGGTCGCCAACTACAAATCGTGTTGCGTCTGCAGGGTCAATTACTTGCTTGCCGCCTACGTCGAAACTGTCTACTTTTAGGCCTAGGCCTTTAAGGACATTGAATACTTTTTCAGATACTGCTGATATATTTACGCTCATACTCTTATTTATCAATCATTTACAAGAATCCAACTGGCAATGGTAAGTCGTCGTCATCTATTTGATCATCGTTATCTACAATCCCGCTATGTACTACACTGTATACAGCATCTTCAAATGTACTAATGAAGTTAATCATGCGTACTTGGAGCATCATAGCCATAACTAAGTCATCCATCTCGCCGGGTTTAGCTTTAAAACTATTACCCCTAGAAACAAAGTTCTTTAATTCGCTAATAAGTACCTTACTTTTAATATGTATTCTATCTTGTTCTAGTAAACGCTTAAAGTTTAAGCATGCTTCCATTTTACTTCTATGACCTGTATGAAAACCTTTACGCCCACGCTTGCCTGCTATCTTCTTAGGATCGTGCAAGAATTCACCTGGGAAGTTTTCTTCACCGGTATCTCTAATAACAACTAATGCCGCTTCACCGATACTGTTATTCTCAACTGTCCAGTATAAGTTTTTACAACCACTATTGCGTAGGTAAAGTAACATTTCCATCATTACTCGCATTTGGCCTTCTACTGGTGTTCTGTTATGTGCCCACTCGCCTATTTGGGTCATTGTAGACACATTCATAATTTGTATAGCCGCATTATCGCCGCCTGTACCACTACTTGGATCGAGTGTTAAACTGTATATATGATTAGGATTAGGCTTGTCGTACCAACGTGCTTCGCCCATCTTACCAGTAGGATCAACGCCTTGCATCTCAACTAATTGTAACGGACTAATAAGTGTTTCATCGTAAATAATAAATTCACATTCATGTTCACGTCTAAATCTCTCTTCGCCGATTCTGTTACGTTCTTGTCTAGCCCATTCGTCATCACGTTCCGGGTGCGAGCTCCAGGTTGATAAGTATCCTTTAAATCCGTTACGACCTACATCTTGTTCGTTGCCGTACTCATCAAACAGCTTGTTTGCTTCTGCCCAAATAAGTGCAAAAGTATCGTCATCACTGTTTGGTGTACTTGTTACGATACAAGCACCACCTGTACTTAGTGTAGGAGATAGCGCAGTCCAAAATTCCTTTGCAATACGCTGGGGTACAAACGCAAACTCGTCTAAGTATATTAGCGTTAAAGACATACCACGTCCAGTGTTTTCAGTAGTTGTAGTACTTACTATACGGCTACCGTTATCGAATGTAATACTGCCTTTATTGTATTCTGTTACTCCGGCTCTAATGTGATCTGGTGTACTTTCGTATGCATAGCGAATACGTTGCATAATCTCACTTGCACCACTTGCTTTGTGTGCGGCAACTAAGATAGTGCTGTCTGCTCTAAACATAGCATACCACAGTAAATAACCTGCGGCAACAGTAGTCTTACCCATCTGTCTACCTAGCATGTTAATACTAAATCTATTGTTGTTATAGTTTTCTATTAAGTCTAACTGATAATCAAAAGGCTCGAAGTCGATACCACCCTTTGTAGGATGCTGTATACGCATATGGTTAACCATAAAGTATAACGCACCTGTTTCTTTGTTAGCGCAATTCCTAAAGTCTTTAATCGTGGCTTCGTCGTATGCTACTTTAGCATACCCTTGCTTGATTAGACTTGTATCTGCTGTTCCTCTGGCCATGTTGTTCCTATTAAAGTATACTATTACTTATCAAATAATTATCTAAATATTCTGCAATTCTATGATGACCTACCTGATCTGGGTGATGCATGCTCTTTGTTAGGCTTTGTGCTATACCGTAGTTTAAAC